TATTGATATTCTTTGCCACAAGATACCATGTGTACCTTTTCTTGTAGTCTGAACCCAGAACTTTTGATTGTCTCGATCATAGACTCTAAATCAGGCATATACCATCTCTGCTTTTGTTCCCGGTACTTAACCTTACCGGGACTTGTTTCGGGGTTGTAATATGTCAGTACCTCGTCAAATACAGCATCTTCTTCGTTTTTCTTTTTCTGGAATGTACCAGTATACTTGAAGTCATTAAAGAAGATTTCAGATTTGGTTTGGCGTTCATATGAATACTTCTGCAGGGAGAAAGCAGCAAAGGGAGACGCCAGATCAAGAAGAGGATCGTATTTGTCTGGCTCAACTAAATGAACAATAAAGTATCCACCTGGCTGCGTCCACAGATAAGCATTATCTGAAACTACCTTGACATTCGGGAACATATATGCAGAGAACCCAAGAAGTAGGCTGTGGCTACACGACTTAGGGGGGAGTAAAGCAGACTGAGTTACATCTCCTTTCTGAAACTTTGCAGACGGACATTCCTTTCTTGCTTCATTCAACATAGGGACAGATATATCAATGCCATTATACTCAACTCCCATCTTTACAAACCAGCAGGCGTGTGGGCCAACACCACAGCACAAATCCAGAATCTTTACATCGGCCTTTGCCTTGTCTGCCAATGATATATCTTGTATTGATACCTGTTCGTATTCTAACTTTTGTTGTGAGTGCCATAATGATTTGTATATTGCAGCATATGCCTTATCGTAGTACTTTTCAGGGTCTTCTAAGGTAATAGATTCCCCTGCTTCGAATCCTTCTCTTCCAGATGACCAGATAGATATTGCATACATTGCGATCATCAGAAGAGTCAATTGGAGTATTGTGAAGGAGTCCATTATTATCTTAACCAGGAGATTGCGAAAAATAATTCATCACAGCAGCCAGCTTCCCTTCTACAAATATCTGATACACGAGGTACAATACAGTTATCCCTAACAACAAATCCAGAAACGATGGAAGCCAAGAATAGACATCCACTGGGAGTCCTTCAAGCTCCTTAGTTCTTCGGTATACACTTGCCTCTTCTCGTTCTTTCTGAATCTGGGAATGAATAAATCTGACCTCATCCTCATCTCCTACCTGAGAGCTTAGAACATCTTGCTTTGCCTGAGCAGCAACCGTCTGGTAGATCATGTCCTCTTTCATCTTGTCAAATTTAGATTGATACGAATCCAGAATTGGTTGAACCTCCTGGTTAGCCTTATCCTCCTTGTCCTTGGAAAGCCAACCCTGACCTTCTTTGACCGTATAGTAAGCTGTACGAGCTCTTTCGTATCCTTCGGGATCCTTCTCTTTGTTCTGAATAGCAGTCACCATAGCAGAACTAAGCTGTTTTAGTTGTTTGTCTCGTTGGCACTGGATATCACAGGCTGCCATTACTTATTTATAGCAAAGAATACTGTTCCAGAAACCAAAACTGCTAAGGCAATAAAATGTGTGGCGGATCCTAAATACTCCGATCCAGCATAGACGCAAACTGTCAAAGCAAGTACGACCAATAATTTCTGAATCAGTGGAATCACGTCTCTCAAGACTCGTAACTCGTATTCAGTATTATCAATATCTCCTTGAATTCTCTTTTGGTCATCTTCATGAGAAGCAGCTGGTTTAATGTTAAATAGCTGATTGATCATCTTCTTGAGTATCGCAAATTGCTTTGCCATAATTCCGGAATACGTGGACTGCTCAAACTGTGTCTCGGCTTGTTGTACGCTCTGTTCACGTTTGACATCGAGAGGCTGGACAGTTCTTAGGATATCAGTATAGTCATTTGATAACGATTGCTTGAAAATATTTCCAGATTTGCCAGGTGCTGTTGTGGTCATCCACATCTGCTTTGAGTTTGGTTCGATCGTAATGTTCTGAGGAGTATACCCTTGCGTATCAACTCCGTTACACTTTCCGTTTAGGCATCGCTTTAGGCTGTTAGCATCGTCAATCCCAAAAATAGCAGTCTGATCAGCATCACCTATAATAGCTGTATACTTGCCACCAAATTGAGGAATAACCGACCAAGATGTCTGTAATGCTTCATCTGTCATCATTGCTTGACCAGCATCATCAACACCATATAAGTGGCCAGCACTTGCAGAGGTAATCTTGACATTCAATTTATCATCAACAGGAATCCAGTTTCCTGTCATGCCAGGTTTAGGAAGTTTATACTTCTTCTGACCGGCTTGCCCCCAAATGTAAGATGCTGTGCTGATAATCTTCTCAATGCTATCGGGTAAGTTTACAGCGATCCATTCATCGGTGTTATCTGAAGACTTCATTGCGAGCTGATTCTGTAATAAAACATAAACGTGACTATCATCTGTTATGATATCACGAACAGTTGACTGACTGGGAGGAGCAATCTGTTTCCAGTTTCCTTCGCACGGTAATTGGCATAGCCAGACATTACCCGATCCTATACCCCACGCAAATCCTTTTGCTGAGGCAGATACCTTATCCAAACCTCCTGGTACTGCATTCCAGTTTGTACCTGCTGAAATGCCGGACGATACGGCTGTGTTTACTTGATCTGTTAGGCTATCGTAGTCCATATTATTCTATAGTCTGCTTTTACTTTGAGGTTCCAACAATACTAAATACACCAGATAGCCCACGAGTAAAGTAGAAATCTACGGCTCCGTTGCTACCAGGTTCACGAACGAACTTGTCCTGGTTGAAATGAGGCTTAATAGTGGGTAAGTTTTTAGGATTGGCAATCCGCATTGAATTTACACCAATATACTTGCGGCGAATCTCCAGCAGCTGGGAGTAATCCATTGATCTACCAAATTTACCATCTGAGTTGACGTTAGACATTTATTATACCTCAATAAAAAGTAATGGACATCAGCCAATACCAAAAGGATCGAGCGTCTGAATTGAAGAAATTTCGCAAAGAGTATTCCGAATTGAAAAGCACATACTCGCAGCTTTTGACGCAGGCGGTATATGAAACTGACCCTGGGAAACAAGCAGAGTTAGTGAAACAAATTTTGAGTACAAACTCTGGACTTGCCCAACACGTCAGAGAGTTTGTACAGAGTTCCAGAGGAAAATTTGACCCTGCTCTGATATCAGAATTAACTGCTGATATCATCCGGTATCAAAAAGAATTTGATGCTATTCAATCAGCATCAGACAAGTCATCTGCCTTGCAGAATATTCTAAACAAGGAGAAGATTCAATTAAATGATCTTCATTCCCAATTTAACATCTGGCTTGGACTCTTGCTTGGAGCTATAGTGATCATCTTGGTTCTCATTTTCAAAACATCCCTAAGCCAGCTGTCACAAGCAGCAGAGAGCCTAATGTCCAGTACTTCCACGACTGGCTCGGAAGACTGGTCTGATTCGTCTCTTGCTGACGAAAGGCTCTATAAGATCTCTCCTCTGTAGGCTTTAACTTCTCCGGCTCTTCTGCGCGTGTTGGAGCCTTTTCCAGAATTGAATCCATAGTTTTCTGAGCAGTCTCATACGCAGACTTATACTTGGGTTCTTTGGTTAAAAAATATTGAACATAGTTTGATTTATATTGGTTCTTAGCTGAGTCGAATGTTCCTTCCATTTATGTTTAGGTTTGAAGAACATTGCCAGCACAATACCTGTGGTACGTGCTATCCCCTGCTGACTCTGAAAATCGCTGGATCTCAACTACATCTCCTGACCGAGCACCAATCCACTTAGCACCAGGATCCTCTGAGTCAATCCAAGGAAGCTGTTTCTTGGGGTCGGTAATATTGAATTTCTTTTCCAGCACGGCCAGCTCATCTTTGCTGATGATTCGATGAGGTGGGAACCGGCGATGCGTAGTGATATTGAACTGAAGACGACGAATCTCAAACACTTGGAAGATAGGCTTCTTAGTATCATTGTTGTGATCGCGAACAAATGAGAGTACATTCTCAGAAGGCTCTACAAGTGATACTACAATCGTGCCATGCGTATAGTTGTTCTCCTCTGAAAATGTGATGTATGACTGCAGAATATTCTCGGTCATACGTCCCTTCTCACTGAAGATGATCAAGACACCACCGATGTTGAACATACGCGTTTCATCAATTGGAGAGCTAAGAGAATCTACTGTGTCTGTCTTAATGTTTCGGAGAACAAGCATACTCTTAATAACCTCGATAGCACGATCCTCCATTCTTGTTTCTTGTTGATATAGATGAAAACTCTTTCCGTTTTAATCATATAAATGAGTTGGTATAACAGACTCCCAGGATGGTTAGCGTTAGGATTTGCGGCTCTTGTTGTATATGGTGTTATGTCAAGAGAGCACTTTGTTCCGGAATTTCTCGATCAGCGTAATGTAGAAAGAACGCAAGAAACATCAGTGTCGTCATACAGCCAGAGAACAAATGCGGTAAGACCTGACGGACGGTTTGATGCGCCTCCTATCCAGGGAGTAGTCTCACCGTTCCGCGTCAATGTGTGGGATTCATACATCCCTTAGCTTAGAGCAGCCTTCATGTTTGCCTCAATTCTGGAACGCTGATCAGGAGGAAACTTATTTTCAGATATGAGTTTGGCCGATGCCATCTTAGCAACATCCTTACGTCCAGTGTGATATGCGATCACTGCCAGCTCATCCCACATACGCCAATCATAGACGTCGTTCTCTACAAAAAGAACCTGCTCTGTTGGCTTTGGGATCGTAGTAGCATACATAATCATTGCTAATAGGTCATGTGTAAAAAGATTTTTAGAACGACAATAAGATGCATACCAAACAAGAGATTCATTGCGGTTAGGATTTAGTTCATGTGCCCGCCAAGCCCAGTCTTTATCCTGAAGAATACGTGCCAGATTCATAGCAGAAACACATTGCTCCTCCTTCCACTTACCCATCTCTACACGTTTCTTATACCACTTAATCGCCTCCGGAATGTTTCCGCCATCACGATACGATTGTGCCAGATAAAATACATAACGTTCATTTTCTGGCTCCTTCTCAACTTCTTTTAGTAGAAGTTCAGCATCTTTCAAATACTTATTCCCATCTTGCTTAGAGCGATTTCCAAGAGTACGTCCAACCATATATATCTCAGGAGGAAGCTTGATGACCTTATTGGTTGTCTTATCGTTTGTGGGATACTCATGCAGTGCTCCCACATAATGCCAATCATCACATGTCTTGAATATCTGAGTTCTGGAATAATCTATGTTTCCTCGCTTAATCTTAATAATAGCAGCGTTTGGCCTGTGTTCTTGTAGAACCTTATGAAAAAACTCCTTACAGTCAGAAGGAGCAACAATCAGGTCATCGGCGTCGATCATTAGGATATAGTCCATCTTGCCATCACACAGCTTAAGAGCTTCCGAGCGAGATAGTCCAAATCCCTTCCAGTCACTCTGGATAACTTCACCCTTGATTTCTGTCTTTGCGTAAAAATCTTTGATGATCTGAATAGTGTTATCAGTAGAACCAGTATCAAGAATACAGTATGTGTCAATCAGATGAAGCGTTGATTGGAGAACTTCATGAATGATATGACTCTCATCTTTTACAATCATACATAATCCAAGTGTTAGCCGAGTGGGAATAAAGAGACCTTTAATAGTTTCAGAAAGATTCTGTGAAACTGTTACACCTTCTGGTAGTTTATCAGAACATGGCATTGTTATGATCGGTAATCCAGCAAAACGCCATCGTTCACACCGAAGTGATTCATATAGCGAATATTCAGTTCCTGCGTGTATATTTAGAAGCATGCTACATTTTCCAACGCGTTTGTCCCGCTCCTCTCCAAATACATTGATATAATCGATTGTAAACCCAAGAGCACGAATACTATTAACAATATTTGTTCGATAAAGAGTTGGTGTTCCGATCACAGCAAGGTTGAACTTCTTTTCTGGAACAATATAACTTTTTAATAGCCTCGTTTCTGTAGAACTTTCGGAATAAGGAAGATGCGTTCCTTTTCCTGAAATTTCAATGTTCTTTTTTGAATAGTCAAAAACTTCTACGTCATCACGAGCAAACGTATTATACTCATTTAACTTTTCTGAAATAGTAAGCTGTTCTGTGTTAAGAAATCCAATCTTACAACCTTCTGGAAGAATATTAAATGGTACTCTCCGAATACAAAGGTAATAGCAAGGATCAATAAACTTTGCGGTTGTCTGATCGTACTGAAAAACTTCATCTGAACCTCGAAATGTTTCAATATACTCTGCTGTATACTTGTACTCTTCACGAGTTACAAGAATTACACGTTTCATTTAATATTATAAAATTACAGTACTAAAATGGGTTTATCCTTCACAGCAGGAACCGTTCCAGCTTCACGGTGTTGAACAATCTCATCCCATGTTGCCTTCATTTCTGGAAAGTGAGATGGCATCCAATCGGGATCTTTCAGTGTGAGCTTCTGGCGTTTATGAACAAGAACCCAATATAGAATTTGCCATTCCATAGGATTCTCAAGAATATCCACTTGCCAATCATGAACTGTACGAGGATCAGTGATATGGCGATACTTTACATTAGCCTCACTATCAACCGCAAAGCAAGACTTGAATTCTGCTTCAGCTGTTGACCACTCCGAGTAGTTCATTGTTTTGAACTGCATCTCAACATAATCACATTCAACAAGTCCAGTACATTCCATCTGTAGCTGCATTTGGTGATAGTAGGCATCTGGTACAGGAGTTTCAGTAGTAAATACCCGTGAGATAGGACACTTTAGTTCGATCAGCCGGCCATTACGTTCGTCATCTGTTAGAATCAATCCGTCAGGTGACGCACCAAGAAAGACATGCTCTGGATGACGTACGCAAGATAGATCAACCAACTTGACCTTCTCGGTATGACAATAGATCTCTTTAGCGATCGGTTCAAAACGAGTACCCCAAATTAGGGCACCAACACCAGATCCATCCTGCTTCTTAGGCGGTGTAAGTTTTGACAGAATTAGTTCACGCCGTGCTGATGCGGTTGCGTCGCCAAATGATTTCCAGATTTCAGATGCGGTAAGCATCTCACCACGCTTAGTGAACCAGGCCTGAGTACGCTGATCATCGATGCCATAGTGTTCAAGCAGATAATTGATCTTGTCCTGCATTTCTTATATGTAATAGGCTATCATGATTAAAACCCGTTTTCAAGTAGCGATCGCAAACTAATAAATATGGAACAAATTCAAAGCCAAGAACAATGGGTGCTTCATCGTCTCGAGAAGTTTTACTCAATTCCGGGAAATCTGGAGAAGGTGTCGGAAATCCTAAATGGGACTTCGGATCTATCTCTGCGCATCATCGATTGGTTCGTGACAAACTATGCCAAGAAGTTCAACGTCGCATTCATGACGAGCAAGCAGTCATATGTAATCGTCTACCTAGCATACAAGAGTCACCTGAAGGCTTACAGCAAGAAGATGTTCGACCCATTCTGCCGGTGCAAACGGATCAAATTCAAGGGTCTCGACACAACAGTTGGACAACTAAACTTTTTCGAATGGGTACTTTCAGACGAAATCATAAAGTATCTGGAAGTTCATCGTGAGGCTGTTCACGCAGACATGGAATCTCGTCTTCAGGAGTTGAAGGATACAGCTGACAAGGATACTCGTCGTAAACGTCATGAGCTATCTAACTCTGCTACGAACTCCCTATCCCGTCATGACGTAACGGTGAAAGTTTCGTTTGAATAAGATAATGGAAAGGATTGGTGACGAACCATTACCGCTTGAGGAACAAAATAACATGTGTCCAATGATTGCTGCTGCCGTGTTAAATAAGAAGGGATATGAGATTATAATTCCCAAAGCGAATTGTAGAATGGGTGTATTTAACGAATTTGTTGGTTCAGCTCTGAGACGCAAAGGACTTCATATGAAACTATATGAAGGAACTAATCTTGCAATGGGTAAAATCAGATTAGTTACTAAGAAAAGTGATGGAATTCTTCTTTTGAAAAGCCGTTCAGATTCCGAAATATTTCATTTTATTGCATTTATAGTTGTTGGAGAAGACCTCAAATTTTATGATGCAGAAAATGGCAAGCTTGTTGTATACAGGTTAAAGAACAATGCATCTGCTACAGATTTTGACGATGATTTTATTCAATTGTTCCCAGACTATCAAATTGCAAATATCTCTTTTATAGAACAAATATCTGGCGGTAAACGGATAACAGACCCTGAAGCCTATAAGAAGAAGGCATTAGATACTCTCAAAGAGCGCAATATAACACCTATGATGGTTTATACAGCACTTCTTACTAAAAACACCCGTAAAGGGGAGAAGGTTGTTTCAAAGATGTTTAATTTTAAAACGTGGGGGCACATTACTAATGATCATGTTTTTGAAGTAAACAGCAAGGATGGTCAACTATTTCGGTATAAAATTGGATATCAAAGAAAGAATCATAATTATCACTCCCTTCTAGCAAAAGCTCCTGATTCTTTTTATACACAAATCTTTACTCATCGTGCACATGGGTATGACTATGATCCAGAATATGAAGAAGGTATTCAAAGGCAGGAAAAAAGACATCTTACTCGTAAACTGAAATTGAAACCAAGATATAGAACTCGTAAGAACAAACACTAATCAAATCCAGAAATAAACCAAAGATGTTTTCTATACTGAGACCATCTCTGCTTTACACTGACATATCTCCTGATATAGCTGAACATGATGAAGATCACGATGCTGCTGAGTGGTCATATACCGATCGTACTGTATTCAGAGGAGCCTTGGATGCATCATATAAAAATGATGGACTTGATGTTTACTGGCTGTATGATGATGATCTGAACCGAGTAGGACTGGCAGAGCATGAGTCTGGTGATCATTCGGTCTTTAAGACTCTTTGGTTTCGCGATTCGCCATTTGGTACTCTGCTTCAAGAGGATTGGAAAGCAGGGGAATCTATCTTCACTCTGTTATCGTCCGAGGCCTACCAAGATTGTGTAGACTCAGATATCTTGCTAAGGGGATCGCACAGGATCATTACGCCCAAGTATATCACTCACGGATTACCTGACATATACGAATGCTCTTGTGGAAAATCTTTTTCACCGATGTGTTCAGCAGTGAAAAAGGTGGTAGTAATTACCGATCCTCTTTTTATTGATGATTCATTTATCATGTATCAGCCTCCGCCAGACTCAACTGTGTGGTCTAAACTGGGGCTGCTACGCGACGCTTCCGCCCGGGAGCAGGAGCCGCCTCAGCAGGAGGATCCGTTACCGGAACATCCACTGACTGAGACTCCTGTGCCGGAGTAGCATCTTCCGCCGCAGCAGAGTCCTCGGCAGCCTCCTCATCGGGGACCACCTCGAAGGCGCTGGCAGCCGTCAGACGAGTCTGAGGGAATACCTGCGCCATGGATACACGCCAAGTGACGCCAAATGACTGGCCGATGATGTAAACCGACCCGCTCACGATCAGGTTCGCCGCCACGCCCTTTGGAAAGACGGAGCGAAGCGAATCGACAGTGAGGAAGATGGGCTTGGTAGACGCGTCGACAGCATCCATAGCGATGCGGCCGTCGTATACCGGGATCTTCATCCGGAATGAGGGCGGGTACTTGCCGTTAGGCGTGTACTCGTCTCCGTTCTTGTCAGATGAGACACTCAGAATGCTGCGTTCGTTGAAGCTGTCGCGGATTGACTCCTCGCCACGCTTCTTGCCGAACCACTTTGAGCTGTTCTCTGTCGCCGCCTGAATCAGCTTCTCCTGGAGATCCAGAAGGAAGTTGTATAGCTTGGACATGTCGTCATCACCAGTTGACCGTGCCTTAGCATACGGATCACAGCCCTTGAGAGAGCCGATGAGCGAGTATGATACGTTTCCGCTCTTCTCGTCCTCCCGCTGAAGGAGGCCGCCGGGGAATGCCATGCGAGGCAGGCGTAGCGCGAAGTTCTGGTTGTCATACTTGAATGATACGCCGAGACCTCCCTGCTTGTTGCGCTTTGCCTCGGTGAAAGACACCTGGGCGATATTCGCGTTGCTTGCGTTCACGATTGCGTTAGTGGACATGGTTACTGGTTGTTGTTAGTTATTGGTTGTCAATATGTAAATCCGTTTTCATCAAAGTAATTTATAATAGATAACAAAATGCTTTGTAACTCGTGTAAGAACAAGACATCGGCTGAACGATGTGGATCGCCTGCTCTGAAAAATATGACCTTTTGCGGAAAACATGCAAAGACGAAAAATCCCAGAATTTGGTCAGTAGTCAACCCTGTTGGCGATAGTGCAGTTAAAATACAAAAGATATGGCGCGGATGGGTAGTTAGACATATTCTTGCCTTAGCCGGTCCAGGAGTTCTGAATCGATCAGTACGCAATAATACTGAAGATGTTATTACAGCAGAAGAAAAGGTTCATCCATTTAATTATTTTGCTTTTGAAGAAGATGGTAAGGTTTATTGGTTTGATGTAAGAAGTATTATCCAGATTTCTATTTCTAAACTTCAACCAGAAAATCCGTATACCCGTTGTCCTCTGACATTAGATACTCGTAAGCGTCTAAAAGAAGCAATATACTACCGTGAATTTAGACTCCTCCCACTATTTCATGATCCGCTATACCTAACAGATATGGATAAGGTATTTGAAATGCGTTGGATGATGATCAGTCAAATACTGGAGGAACATCTTTTTATAGATGTTAATCCGATGTTCTTTGTTACACTAAATCGTACACAGCTCTGGGAATTTACTGCCTTGTTTCGAGATAGTTTATTGAACTGGGCAAAGGAACATAGTAGTGTACATTCACGCAGAAACATCTATTACGTGTGGATCCATACCTGTTGGAGACGTCAGACATTAGAAGTAGCAACACCAAAGCAAGTGTGTCATTACCTGGGAGGGGCTCTTTTGAAGATTTTGAAGGATCTGAAGCAGCCTCACGATCTCTGCTTCAAGTTATTAGGCGCTCGGTATAGTTTGTGATTTAAACAGGTCACGATATCATAGAGTATACCAACCGCGTTAGAAATGTCATCTTCTGTTTCCCAGAATAAGTCAAACAAGATGGCCAAGAAGACCGATGCTCCCGCTGCTGCTCCCGTTGTCGCCCCCGCTGCCAAGGTTGCCCCTGTCGCGAAGGGCAAGAAGGCGCCCGCTCAGGCTGAGGTGGTCGTGCCTGTAGTTGCGCCTGCGGGTGTTGTCGCTGTCCCCACCGAGGTTCGCACTGCTGATGCGATCCTAACGGCCGCTCTTGAGGCTGTCCGTGCTCATGCCAAGGCGGCTGCTGATGCCTCTCGTGCGCTTGCCCACGATCTCCAGGAGGCTGCGAAGGCGATCAAGCGTGAGGCGCGTGACTCCAAGCGCCGCCGTAAGGTTGACCCCGCGACGCTCTCCCCTGAGGCCCGTGCCGCGTGGGAGGCTCGCCGTGCGAACAACGCCTTCCTCAAGGTGCGCCCCCTTTCCGATGAGCTCTGCGGCTTCATGGGCCTTGCGTCCAAGAGCCAGAAGAGCCAGACGGATGTCACGAAGTTCATCTCTGGCTACGTCAAGAGCCACAACTGCTTCGACCCTACGTTCAAGCGCCGCATCCTCCCCGATGCCAAGCTCGCGAAGCTCCTTCGTGTTACGGACAAGGATGAGGTCACGTACCTCAACCTCCAGACGTACCTCAAGGTTCACTTCCTCAAGCCCGCGACGGCGTAAAGTATAAGTGATCGAATAATACTGAGTTTCTCAAATATTGGCATCCATCTGGAAATCAATATTTTAGTAATAATAAATGTCAGCCAAGGCCTTCTTTCCTCGATGGTTCTATACGCTAATGATCGTACTACTCTTTATAACAGCTGTATTAGTTGTTCTGGGTAAATATAAGCTTGGCGCGCCAGACTCAGTTGTATACCCTGTTGGACTTCTTATTGCTGTTATTTCTGGTTATCTAATCTATGAGAGACTCCAAGATCCTCTCGCAGGAGTAACTATTGGTGGTCGTAAGAAGTAAAAACGGATTTGTTAAACCCTATTTAGTGCTCTTACAACGCTCACCATGTCCCTCTGCAAGTTCTTCAACTCGCCGACGGGCTGCCGCGTCGCGGCGAAGTGTGGGCACAGACACCTGCTTTATTGCACGAACCCCCTGTGCGAGGGCGCTGCGGCGAAGACGCACACGCTCGAAACCTGCGGCCGCATCGGCGGCGGGGGCCACAAGGTCTGGATCGAGAAGAAGCGCGAAGAGGCCATCGCCAAGAAGGCGGCCGCGAAGGCCGCGAAGGCGGCCGAGGAGGTCGCGCCCGAAGAGGCCTGGGAGGCCGAGCAAAAGGCCGCGATGGAGCGCGACCTTTACGAGGCGACGGCGGCGATCGTGGGTGAACTCTTGGCCATCGAGGCCGAGGGCCGCAACGAGGGCAAGGACGAGGACGAGATCCACGACGAGAAGGTCGAGGAGGAGATCGTCACGGACGAGAAGTTCGCGCCGAAGGGCTGGGTTCCGGAGGAGGAGCAGCCCAATAACCAGGCGGCCGAGTAGTCGGCGTCTGGTACCAACCGGTGTTTCTCAACACCACTTTTTTAATCTTATTTTAGGACATATCAATCCACGCTGTACCGGCTGTCTTTTTCATCTATTGAAAGATGCCTGGTAATTCATAGTTTGCCTTCATTGATCTCTGGATATCGCAAAACAACATTCAATATAGCCGATGGTCTATCTGAATGGAAGGGTATTGGATTTCTTTATATTGCTGAACAAGACGGTAAAGTAGCAGGTATAATGCGTCTTGACGAAAAAAGAAACTATTGGGGCCTATCATCATTCATAGTTGATCCATCACTACGCGGTAGTGGAATTGGAAATGATATGTTAAATTCATTAAAAGAACTGAATAAACCAGTATATCTAAACGTTCAACAAGATAACCCTGCTTTAAAACTATACTTAAAACATGGCTTTAAAATCTTAGAAGCAAAGAGTGGTCGGTATCATATGAAAAAAACGGAATTGCGGTAAACTAAGATGTAATATACAAAATGCCCAAGCGCTCTCGCTACGAATACGTGACAATTGTTGACGGACAGGTTCAGATCTATGCGTCTGACCTTATGTACACCTTTGAAGCTATCAGACGATGGGATGCATATGAGCTCACTTGTAAGTTCAATCCTGAAAATATAGATTACATGCTAAATGTGTTCAGTACTTCTGGAGACCATATGATCAGGTGTAGAGATCATTCCGAAATCTGTAGTATTATGGATGAACTATCAGAACAGGGCATTTAAAAACGTATTAAAAAAATACAACATTTTTGCTATTAACGTCATGAACTCCCGTGACCTCCTCCTCGCCGGCAAGGCCCGGATGAGCAAGGAGATGCGGAGCTTTCAGTTTGGCGGCAAGTGGTACACCTTGAAAAAGGACGAGACCACTGGCACCGGCTGCAACATCTACTTTGACCGAGATAACGCCTGGCTGAAGGGACGCGACTGGCCCCTCCTCATTCACGAGGAGGGGATCGATATGCTTCACATCGCAGACGCAGTAGTCGTTTGGTTTGTCCACTACGACGAGGCGCTGCGCATTCTGGCAGGATACAAGTAATATTCCCGCAAGGGAAAACGGATTTTTACTTTATAGAAATGGTACTCTTGACACGACCGAGATGCCCCTGCCCGCACCGTGGGACGAGATGACCCCCATCGAGAGGGCAATCTACGCCATGAACATCGCGGCACCGGGGGTGTGGCGTGACGCCTTGTCGCGCCTCGCTAACCGCAGGACTGTGGAGGCCCTCTTCGAGCCAATCGGCCCCAGCTTCAAGTGCTGGTGCTGTACGATCGAGAACTCGCCCGAAAACACGAAGTGCTGGGTGTGCTACGCCGAGCGCGTCGAGCCGAAGTGGCGGTAGTCTTAGACTACAATTTTTAAAACGGATTTGTCCAATACATAAAGCTGGTCTTTACCACCCCAAATGGACCCCGAGTTCGAGGCGCTCTACAAGGGCAAGATGAACTTCATTCTCGACCGCTTTCGCGGCGTGATCGCGGTTGACAGGAACAACGGGAACACTGAGTGGATCCTCCAGGTCATGGACTTTGGCGGAAATATCCACCGAGAGCACTCCTTTTCAGACCGCGAGACGTACGAAACGTCGGCGCGATTTCTGATTGAGTGCGGGCTCGAGTGCCTCGTGAACTAATACTCCCGCAAGGGAATCCCGCAAGGGAAAACGGATTTTTACTTGATAGAAATGGTATTCTTGACACAGCCAAGATGGAGCCCGGCTTGCTGCCGAGCTTTGTCGCGGAGTTTCTCAAGAAGGAGGAGCTCGAACCCGAGGAGCGGTGCAAGCTGGACGACGCCGAGCTAACGGCGACGATCGCCAAGCAGGCCAAGACAACAACGACACTCGAGCAGGCGCAGGTCATGCGTGACTTCTGGAGGGAAAACTACTACGACGCGCTTCACCGCTACGAGGCGGTCATCAGGCCGTTCAACGGCTGGCCCGCAAAGGAGCGGGAGGCCAAGCTCAACGAGCCGTTGGTTCGGCTCCACATCACCCTGACGGAGGCGTACGTTACGCGCCCGTCATACGAATACATGGCCGCGCGCCGCATCCTCAGCGTCTTCAAGATGTTCGGGATCAACTAATACTCCCGCAAGGGAGTCCCGCAAGGGAAAACGGATTTTTAAACTATATTTTTAGGCTGCTTACCGGGACAAGATGACGTCCCACCGACACCCGTCCGGCCTTTTGCCGGAGGAGAACGATCGCCTCGCCGAGTTCCTCACTCACATTGTAGAGCTCGAGACTACGTCAACTCTTCCGCCAAAATGGCGGGAGGAGTTGCTGAGTATGTACAAGGCGGCGGCGGCAAAAATCATCGCCGACGCCAAGGCTCGGCTCACAGCAAATAATAACTCTCACGAAAAGCCGTGATGGTTATAAGTCTTCGGACTATTTTTAAAACGGATTTTTGTTTTTTTAAATATCACTATCTTAAACACTCGCAGAATGGAACGTTCTACGACACCCAACCGCCCGCCGGCAATCCCCGAGCAGAATGCGCCCGCAAGAAAGAAGGTCAAGACGACCGTTCCGACTGGGGCAGATCAGCTGATTCGGCCGCTTCTCCTTGAGCCGCAATACAGTGGCCTTAGGGAGAACGCAGGAGTCGGCGAGAAGCGCAAGCGGAACATGTAATACGCCGAAAGGCAATTTTTTCTTCTCCCTCTTTGTCTGTTCGACAAGAACAAGGTCGAGAGACCTACTTCAGAAGTGTCATTTGACAACTCTGAAGTACATGGAGTGGGATTCGAACCCACGCGCATTTCTGCAAAGGCTCTTAAGGCCTTCTCCTTAACCGCTCGGACATCCATGTTGGTGTATAATGCGTATAATACTGCCTTTTTTGGGGATCGAACCCAAGACCTACAGCTTACAAAGCTGGTGCTCTACCACTGAGCTAAAAAGGCGAAGAGGCCTGCATGGGAGTCGAACCCACAACCTTTCGGGTAGAAACCGATTGCACTATCCATTGTGCTAACAGACCAGAGGAGCTTTATGGGGCTACCAGACCCAGTATCACTTGTATGTGGAAATTCCACAGTTATCCCTATTCGCCCAATCAATCTTGATGTTGTTCATTTTTGTCCCGGTCAAAGCCCAACGTCCTAAAAGGACAGTGAGTTGTTTGCGAAAGAAGAAGAACATTTTTAAGCTTAATTTGTTCTCTTTTGTTAAATCTGTTTTAATTCCGATACCGGGAGTTGAACCCGGGCCAAGGGATGGAAAGTCCCCTATCCTAACCGTTAGACGATATCGGAGGAGGAAAGTTTAAAGACATATCCAGGTCTATACCAACGAGGGGACTCGAACCCCCAACCACCGGATTAAAAGGCCGGTGCTCTACCATTGAGCTACGCTGATGATAGTCCCACCCAGAATCGAACTGGGGTGACGGGGTTCAAAGCCCCGTATCTTAACCACTAGATGATAGGACTGATGGTTCTTGGGGGCGAACCAACCCCATATGCGTCAAACGGGAATCGAACCCGTGTCGTAGGTTTGGAAAACCCATATTCTACCACTGAACTATTAACGCGATGCTCCCGGTGAGGATTGAACTCACGACCCTCGGCTCATAAGACCGATGCTCTACCGCTGAGCTACAAGAGCTGCATGGCCGCCGCCAATCGTTATACATCATCTATACGTAAATGGTTTCTTTGAGCTCAGTGTCTGTATATATGATCTCTGTAGGTAACTCCAAATAAAGCACTGTGCTAAAGAATGGTGTTGTACGACCATCCAAAACTATCGATCGGATCTTAGAATTATCAATCAGTGTTCCAAGCAGTTTGTTAAATAACTTCTGTCTTGGTACAATATCTCTTACTTGGATTCGACATGTCTTACCATCCCAAGCACACATATGAGCATTGGGGCATTCCTTTGCTTTGAACTGACCGCACGGCTTTCTAATCTTTGACAAGAACTCGATCGGGGTATCTAATGAGACGAAGTGAGTTGTTTGGACAAACCATTCTTCCAATAAAGGCTCGAGCTCCGTTCTCTTAGGTGTCTGTTCCGAAAGAGCTAACACCAAATCTGGTTTTGTTCTGTTCTTTATATCCAAGGTTAACTGATACAATAAGAACTCATACAACTCAGACTCATATGATATCTTTTTATACCTTTGCATATCAGTCATATTTGTCGATCCTAAAGCAAGAGTAGTTTCGGTCTCACGAATAATAGTTTGTGTAACTTCTGACGAGTCTCCCGTACCTTCCTTTGGCTTTACAGGAACACGTAATCCACTTCGTGTAAGAATTTCTACAATATGTCCCTTACCATCATACATATCTTCTGCCCATTCATATCCAGGCGCTATTTCCTGTGCTTTCTTCAGCAGAGTACGAGTATCATCATATGTCGGAAGATCACGTAATTCGGAGTATCCTGAAATCTTTGGTCTCTTTTCAAGTGGAGGAATCGCAATGTTCTGAAACGGCAGAAGCATGTCGTGAGGTATGTAGATTGCCTGACCTCTTCCAAATGGATCCAATACAATTGAGAATTCATCAACTAATGACTTTGCAAACAAGAAGGCGTCCTTGATTGTTGGAATATTTGTTACGCAAGCTAAGTTACGCTTCTTAGTCAATTCTACATATGTCTCATACTTAAATGGCGGGTCAAAAATATTTGCCTTGAAACTGAACTTCTTTTGCTGTCTGGTGACATGGCATAAGCAGTCTACATAATTGCCTCTTTGTAAAATGATGACACCACGCGTCTGAACTTTGACCTGAGGAGTATAGAACGTACAGCTGATCGTAAGGTCATCTAAGTTAATTCGATATAAGTCTACACTCAGCATAATTGCTGTATACTCAAGTTCTTGAACAACTGTTAGCTTATTGTTTACGAATGCTTCATCTATACCTGAAATAACTCTGGCCATATGTTTCTTTGCTGCTTCGTCTTCTGAGAATGGTTTCATGTCCAACTTCTTCTCAATCTCAGCCGCATGAGTTTCAGATGTTTCTGTCCAAAGAGCAACAAACGCACAACGCAGTATATTTTGTATCGAATGTCTGGGAGATGCCACCTTTGTTGGTAAATTTAAAAAGGTTGGTAGACCATCCGAAGGACGCCCAAGACCAACTCTAAAAAATCCAGACATTCCAGTTTGGATACGGTTTCCTGCTTCGATCGCAATCTTGTATTCTTCAGTTATGTGAATAGAGTTGAGGAGGTCAGCCGGTAGATAAGCAAATCTGCCATAGGACGTTGCTTTGATTTCGCTCAAAATGTAGTATTTGTCATCCTTGTCATCCTTCTTTAACTTACGTTCTTTTGGTGATTTGAAACAGATTGGTAAGTTGGGATTATTGTCCTTGTATCCTGGATATATATTACCCTTAGTTCTTGGTATTACAGGAAACTCTCGTGTATCTGCCTTGTAATCTGCTGGCTTACGAACCTTACCGTGACATACCGGACACACCTTATTACCGTCGATTTCTTCAAGCTGTGACAAATGCAGAGGTATCTTGTCGAACATACACCAATAGTCTGGACACAGGATTATACCGTCCGGGTTCTCCAACTCTATCTTTTGGTTATCAGGATACTTGCGGGGATTGAACTCGTCTCCCTTTGTCGCATCATCAATGATTTCCTGAATCTCAGCAGATGAAAGAATAACTGGCTGAAGATTCTGATCGACCTTAGAAGCATAGTCTGACTTTTGAGGAAATTTTACTGGATCAAATTCTTGGAGACGATTATTAAAATAGTTATAAATTGTTGCTGTTTTTGATGTTGTTGTTTTTTGAACAACTTGAACTTCTGGCACCGTTTCTTCGAGCACATCTCCTTCAAGGTAATCAAATAAATTTGAAAACTCAGTATCCACAAATTCTGTATTTACTGTTGACACTGCTACTGGGGCTGATTCTTGGCGCTTGGGACATACTCTATTTACATCTTCATTATTGGGATCGCTTAGGATGTATCGAAGAATATTGGCATATTGTAAAAAACGTTCCACTGAATCAACATCTGTGATCTCAATAGTCTTTTGATGCATAATAAGACCTGGAAAGCTTCTAAACTGTCTGGTTAATAAACCTGGTTCTTGTTCCACTCTCTGCTTGATTGCATTCAATAAGATACCTGCCTCATCTAATGATAGCTTTAGTTCATCTTGAATCTCCGCGGGCTTTATGAAGGGGTCATCACGCAAAAGGTTAATAATTCTGACATCGCGAGGATTAATACCGTCATTCGCATCATCTGATCGCAAGAACTTAAAAACCTGCTCAGATTTACGAGAGACTTCAAAAATACCAGCCAAGCAATTCAACCGCAAAGTATCATATGTGTTCAGAGGATTCGCGTACTCTGCTTCAAACTTGATATCTTGAACAATAAACCGTTCATCAGTTACGTCCCTTTCATTTATGAATGGTACAATCGCATCCAAAGACATAAACCATTTCATTAGACTTTCTTTCAGATCTTCTTCCGATTCCTTGTTGGACGAGTCTCTATACGCGGCAATGATAACATCCTGAGCGGTAATTGTGATACGATCAAATATTTCTCGATCTTTACCTCTATACAAAATCAGAGTAGGCAACCGATCACGATATGGTTTAGACTTTGTCCACCAAGCATTCCATACAGGTAATTCAATATCCGGGCGCTTAGTCTTTGCGTCTTTCTTGTAAAACTTGTGGCGTGATACTTCAGATCTACCAGTAAAAAAGGTAATACACGGTGTTTCTTTGGACACAGTTAATCCATAGAATATCTGTTCAAATCTGGTTCTGATAGCTTTACCAAAATCAGTATCAACAAACTCAGCTCTCCAGGCAATTCTAAGCAGGTGTACTTCTTTCTCGTGGGGAGGGTCTAATGCCAATAAATCATTCAGATGTTTGGTCTGAGCATCTAACGCAGTTATCTGTCCTTCCGTTAAACGTTGAGGCGTAGACGATCTTACCGAAGGGAAGTATGGACCCTCTGCTCCTTGCTCAAACTCCTTGACAACAAATCTGGAATCCTTCGCACTCAACTTAGGATAGAGACTTACAAATAGTTTGCCTTCCTCTGGAATAGGATATTGTGCTGTTGGTATACGATTGGCAGTTGTTGTATCAAATGTCTTTGTAGGAAGAGCGTATGCCTTATCAGGTTCTACGCCAAATATTCTGAGCTCCTTAAATGATACTCCTGGATCGTACAAAGGCTGTAAAAAAGCTGGCTTGTTCATCCACTCTTCCTTGTCTAACTTTTTATAAGCAATAGTAACACCTCTTGACTCACAGTATGCATAGAAGGACTCTTTCTCGATCGGCATACCGTTCAGTGAAATCCGATTAAAAAGAGTTTCCCAGTTTCTGGAATCACCCGAATAGTAATCCTTATCTAACCTAACTTCGATCAGAATATACAATCTATCTTGATGGATATCAACTACCTTTGCTATTTGCTGCCGTACAACGTTTATTGTGTCATCTTTAAAGAAGGATATGTTCCTGGTCTGACCATTAAAGTCAACTACTGACTTGAACATCTTATTGTACATAGGCTAAAAAGATTTGAAGACATATTACAAATGTCATTTTACATTAAAACAGGTCATGCTGATCTAAATAAAAGCTTTAAAGAAGTTTTTGTATCCAAGGGCTTCACATTCTCATCAAATTTTCCAGTTGATATTGTATTTCTTCATGGAGAGGCCAGTAGATACCGTAATCATGAAGATTTGAAAAAATCCAGATTTGTTAACGTTGTCAGACAGCCAGATATTGTCCACAAAAATATTCTATACAAAAAATTTGCGGATGCTGACTTTATTCCCAGTGCTCAGGATTACCCAGTGGCTCTTCCAGACAAATTTCTAAAAATATTGAAACCAACGACAGGTTATGCGGGAGAAGGCATACGTGTTGTTGAGACGCCAGAAGAAGCAGCAGAATGGATCCGACACCACGAGTATCCTGGCTGGGTTATTCAAGACTATGTTAGTACTCCTGCCTTAAAAGACGGTCATAAATTCCATCTCCGAGTGCATGTTCTCGTAGTTGGACAGGCTGTCTTTGTATGTAAGGATATGCGTTACTATGTGGCAGAGCAACCTTATACGCAAGGAGATTGGGAGAATTCAGCCATTCATAATACACACTACAACCCAAAGTTTGACTATATATTTCCACGAGATCTGCCAGATGGATGGGAGTCTGGATCAGTATCAGGAATACAGTCAATTATAAAAACTGTATTTAAGGGTGTTAAACTGATCGCAGGCTGGAATGGGAAAACAGGCTACTATATTTTTGGCCTGGATATTATGTTTAATAAAAAGAAACCTATGCTGTTGGAAGTAAATGACAAAATAGGATTAAGTGAAAAAGCAAGTGAAGTACTAATTCCTGGTGTGGTTGATATTCTAAGCGGAAAGGAAAGTAATAACTTTACACGGGTAATATAAAACGGATTCATCGTCCAATAATACTATATCTTTAACCAGAATGACTTTCCCCATCTTAAAGGCACAGCTCTGGGCACTCGATGACGAATCGCGCGTACCAACAGATACTGTCGTCGACATTATTGTTCACCGCATCGCAAACGAGGTGTTCAAGCTCGCCGGAGAAGGAAAGTCGCGTTACAACTGTCACGTAAAAATAGAACACGTCGTCCCGATGATGGAGCGTCTTCTGAAGATGTTCCCAGACTGCTCGTTCACAATCCAAGGGAATGTGTGCAAGAATTTGTCTAACATGGAGATCGTCTGGCTATAGTGGACTATCAGAAATGGTCATACCACAATACTTAACAGGATTTTTTGAATAGTTTACAGGTCTGTATACACCCAGCTGAACGCAGTCGTGTAATAGCTTTCTCATGTTATTCCAAAATTCAGGAGTATGGCCTATGCTTGCAGTCATCAAATGAGCCATCTCATGAATTAGTACAAACATAACAGTGTTCTCTTCGATCAGCGGAAAAGGATGAGCTGTCTTATCACGCAGACATACCACTATCTTCTCTCCCTTGTTTTCAGAATATGACGTGCTATCAGCAGTGATATCGTTCTCCTCCAAGGAGTCTGGATCAAATCTGGAAACGAGGCGTTGGTATGGTTCATCCATCTTTAAAGAAGGGTCCTTACAGTGATCGCAAATCTTGTTGAGATTGGCTCTAAGTCTACACATTCTTTCAGCAGCTTCTTGCTTGTCTGGTAAATTTTGAACCTTATAAGACCGTCCATCAGACGCTTTTACAAGGGTGTTGTTTTTAGGTCCTGATAGGTACGAGTAAGCCAAGGCTATACCTGTCCCTGCTATAGCAACAGCTGGTATCATTACAAAAAGCTAATACAAAAATGCGACCAAGAAGGTCGGTGTGTTTAGACGTTCTCGTACGAATATGTCTTGGCGACAATCGGATAGATACCCGACGGAGCAAGCTCATTCACGTAGTAGTTGATGACCTCGTCCTTCCACTTGTAGGCGTTCTCAACGACTTCCTTCAACCGCTTCATCGCGGCTTCCAGGTTATCGTACTCGCCGTACGTGAAGCTGTGGCCCAAGGTCCAACCCTCGGGCTGGAGCCTTTTTGAGCTGGAGCAGACGAGAAAGCGCGTCATCCCACACGGTTAAGAGGAATGTTTCTACAAATATAAAATCCATTTTACGCGTCAAGACCACGCTTGAAGGGATTGTTCTCGATCGTGGTGTTTAGGAAAGGACCAACCGAGCCCTGGGGGTTAGGCTGCTCAGAGCGAACATCCCAAGAGGCATTGCGGTTTGTCTGAGACACACCAGCAAGTGCCGTATTCGTGTGGTAACCAGCCTGGAGGAAATTCTGGCCCTTTAGGTCAGCCATTGCCGCAGGATTCACGGCCGCCCATGAGGCACCAATCTCGCCCTTGGGGAGGAGCTCAGAGGCAGTGAGCGTAGACTCAGAATAGGTAGACTGACCAGTGGGCTGGCGAGACTGAAGAGCCTCCGTAGGCTGAGCATTACCAGTGCCATCGTGTCTGCTGGCACCAAAGGGACCAGACTCGGATAGAGGACCAGATGATCCAAGTGCGCCAGATAGCTTATCCATCATACCCTCACCAGTAAGGCTCTTGCTGGCGCTATAAGAATTCATTGCGTAAAGTACTAATGCGCCAACGAGGGCAAGTCCTGCAAGCTTAAATGTCTCCTGCGATACCTTAGCCATTTTCTTTATGTTCAAACGAAGACAAAAAACGGATGAAAAAACAAGTTTTTGAATTCTTAGGGTCGGCGGATGTCCAGCAGTTTTTTGAACAGTCTGTGATCCGACCCCTTCTCGACAAGATTTTTCAATATCTATACCCATATCTCTTAGGTGTTATGGTGCTTTGGGGTATCATGTTTATCTGCATAGTTCTGGTTCTTGTTCTGGTTCTCAGAACTGGGCTTTCCGTACAAATGGGGGTAAAGTAGCTCGACCAAGGCAGACCTATTCAATCTGTACACTGAAAGGAACCCTCGAGCTCGAGCTTCCTGTCGTAGCTCCCCCATACGCTTCTTCTCAACAATATACTTCTCGGGTAGGACATCCATCGAAAGCAACTGGATCAGCAGAGCCTTGCGCATTGTGTAATAAAGCTTGATACGCTTCTCCTTTGCCTCTTGCTTTAGCTCACAGTACTCCATTACGTGATAGTTCATCTTCAAACTTACGTATCGAGACAATAAAGGTTTCCGTTTTGATTAATAAGAGGATGATCCTATTCATCGCATTCACGATTGCAGCAATACTAACAGCTGCTGCCTACTTCGGAGAAAACCAGGCAAAATATGTCAGAGATAATTGGTCAGAAATGAGATGTAACCCTGCTTATATGATTATGCCAGCAGTCATTGATTTAGGTACAGATGTTGGCACTAACTTCATACATTGTACGACAAAAAGCTTTTCTGATTTTGCTGGTCTTTCCATGGATGGCATGAATGCCCAAATGAGCGTAGTTGGAGACTCCTTGGGATCAATTACAACTGCTATGTCTGATATGCGTGCTATGATGGGAGAAACCCGTGGAGGGTTCATGATTGTGTTCCAGATGGTCTTTGGTAAAATCCAGAATTTGATGTCCAGCATGCAGTATTTGATGATCCGCATTCGTACTCTCATGGGTAGAATCGTTGGGGTGTTCGCATCACTGATATATGCCTTCTATGCAGGGGAGCAGGCAGCAGAATCAGCATGGAATGGACCCATTGGTACAGTTGTCCGGGTTTTATAGATTGCTTAAGAATAACATGATACTATTCTGGCTGATTTCGGCAGCAGCTTTATTAACTGTATTTGGAATGCACGCTTACGGCAATTTACGTAAGGTTGAAGCAGATTGGAGCTCCTACAGATGTAACCCACAATACATGCTATTCGCAGGTATTGTAGACCCAGAAAATGGTATTGGTGGCAATTTCCAATTATGTATGAACATGATCGGAAAGGCCGTTGTTGGTCAGATGACAGATGCTTTGGGAAGTCAGTTTTCTATGATCGCTGACATGTTGAGAGATATTTCAAATCCATTGGCTATATTCCGTAAGATGATTACTACCATGCGTAAATTCATCTTATCTTTTGCTACATCAACGCTTGGCAAGGCATCGGCTCCCGTAGGGGCATTCGTATATTACCTAAATAAGATCCAAGATTTGATGCGTAGAATAGTTGGAGAGGGATATATCGCAACATTCTTTGGAATAACAGCTATATCATTCATTGAAGGATTTGTCTCATTGCTTGTCGGAGTCATCAAGGCATTTGTAACAGCCATGTTAATTATATCAGTAATTTTAGCACTATTCCAACCTGGAATTTTGGCGGCTGTCTTGGTTATAGCAGCATCATTAAGGGCTGCCGGTATTTAAAAATCCGAGTAGTAAAGAAATGGCAAGAGATGTGTCTAAGTCAACACTCGCCGCTGGGTTTTTCGTAGCAGCACTAATTGTCGGATTCCTTGCTAGTAGATCAGAGGGCTTTATGCAGAAGGATGCCGGGATGCCTATGGATGGTCCCGCCATGGGTCCCTACGATACATCGATGGGTGGCTGGATGTCCAGCGAGCACATGCCCGTCGGTGGACTTCCGCAGAACAGCTTCAAGGAAGAGAATAAGCTGATGTTTTTAGTCGGCAACGAGACCAAGCCCGAGTGCTGCCCTGCTGCTTTTACAACTGATTCAGGATGTGTCTGCTTAACGCAAGCTGATTCCGATCTAATGGCTCACCGTGGTGGAAATAAGTAGTTTAGACTCTATTCTTAATATAAATCTAAATGGACGCTAAGAAATCATTCAAAGCATTTCGCGACGAACTATGCTCTGCCTTTCCCAGCGCACAGTTTGCCCCATATAAGGATACAGATCCGGCTGATTTTGAGGAGCTTATCACCCCTTCTGTTCTCAAGATTATGCAGAAGGATAAGACACTGTTTGACGAAGAGTTTACTATCTTTGGTGTCAATGTATCACCTCTGTTTCCCGAGAAACCCGACATGTTTTGGAAGAACATGCAAAAGTGTGGTATTGCTGCTTTCCTTGGTGGCGACATCAAGACCAAGATCAATAAGGTAGCAGAATCAATGAAACAGGTCTGGGGAGGTTCTGGCCACTCTACAGATGAGATCGAGAAGCTTCTCGGAACTGAAGAGTCCCGTAGTAAGGTGTCTGAGATTCTTGAGTTTGTCATGACAACCCGCCTAGCAAGAGTAGTAATGAGTCTGGCTGAATCTATCGATATCGCTGAGCTTGGCATTGACTTTGAGAATCCTGAAGAAGTTCTAAAGTCATTTCAGGCACAGGAAGTCAGTCCAGTAATGGAGAAGATTATGAAGAAGATCAAGACGACACTTGAGGACAAGGTACGTAAGGGTGAGTTTACGAAGGAAATGCTCGCAGCTGATATTGAAACAATCAAGTTAAAGATCCAAACTGCGTTTGGTGACATGTTCACTGATATGATCGGAGGTCGTAAGGCAGCTGTTGCGCCTCAGGTTATCCTCGGCAATTCTCCAGAGGCCAGACGTGCTCGTATGGTTGCGCGTCTTCAACGCAAACTCGCAGAAAGAAAAGACATGGATTAGAATTAAATGGAAAGTCTCTGGATTGACGATCCTGCCGGTCTATTCACTAAAGAAACATGGTCTAAGTTTGTGCCCACAAGTTCCATGGATATTCCAACTGCCATGAATGCAATTGTACGGTTCACTATTTACATTTCAGTCATACTGTTCATGGGAAATGGAGGTAAGACTGCCTATCTACTTGCGATTCCACTTGTATTAGTTCTTACAGTTCTGGTAGTGAAGTTTTTTCCAACTGCTAGAACTCTTGAAGCATTCACCGAAAAAGCAGGTGCTAAAATAAGAGAATACACATACCCTACTGGTAAGAATCCTTTCATGAATCCTCTGCTAACTGAGATTGTTGACAACCCTAATCGCCCACAAGCTGCTCCGATCACAAGCAAGGAAGTCAAACGGCAAATTGAGGCATCATTTAAGGAGACATCTGATTTGTATATGGATACATCTGATAAGTTTGACCTTGCTCAGTCTATGCGTACGTTTCATACAGCTCAGTCTGGTGTAATTCCAAATGATCAAGATGGCTTTTTAAGTTTTCTGGCAAAGGGAGTTGATGAGCCAGATCACTCAAGCGCCTTTCCTGCTCGTCGGGCAAAGGAGAAGTCAGAAGGATATGTTGAGGCACAAGGCTCAATGAAGGGTCTTCCGAACTCTACGGACAAGCCGACGGGTGTTACGCCTGCGGGTACGGCGAAGTGAACGACCGCCATCCATCTTCTTGAGTGCCTTTACCAGTTCATCTACAGACTCCTTTGATCCTTTTACGTCTGTTACCTTTCCAGACTTGGATATTTTCCGGAAATGAGGAACACCTGTAACACCTGCGTCATCTGGTATAGCAGAGTCTCCTACTGCGATCAGTTTAGTATCTCCAAATCCATATCTTTCCTTGTTAGCACATAACTCCTTCCAATAAGGCATTGTATTCACACAATGCGGGCATGTTGAACTATGAAAAAATATGATGATAGGAACCTCCTTCATCATCTTTTTTACCTTTGCCTGATCAGTTGCTTCTAAAAGGTCCATTTACTCTCAACGCGTTAAAAGTTTCGAGATGTCTATATAAAATGGGCACTAGACGTAGACGGCAACGCGGCGGGGAAGAGTTCGTTAAGCGGCCATTTGTACCACCCGCAAACCCCGCTGCTATTAACAGAGCAAAAGCTGCTCACGAAAATTCAGAGATCAAGAGATACAATGAATGGAAGGCCAAAAGAGAGGTAGAAGCCCGCGAAGATGCCAAGGCACGCGAAGAAGATGCTAAAATGGCAGCATTCTATGAAAAGAAGAAGAGAGAACAGGCTCAAGAACTAATTGATACAGCCAGGCAACGGGAAGAAGCCGATATTGAATCAACCAGAAAAGCCGATGAAAAAGCAAGACGTGTAGAATGTAAGGAACACCTGAGATCACACAACCCTCCTCTTAAGAGTCCAGAAGCAGCACAGGCGTGGCTATCAGACAAGTTAAACCAGAGGGCCAATCCCCAAGACTACAAGGAGGTTCGTGACTGTCTGAGAGTTCTTACTGCCCCAAAGGGAGGACGTAGAACTCGCAGACGCAAATCTCACCGTAGAAGGTAAAACATAATCATATAAATAAATGCCAAGTGGAGGAGGAGCAGCCGGATCGACACTTTTAGCAAACACGCGTGAGGAGCCGGCTAAATTTCTACCAAAATCCCTACAGGGTCGTCGTAAAAAAATAATTGAAGCCGAAATCCGTAGAGGTAAGGAGAAGCAGAGCCGAGTTTTATTACCAGAGCTTCGTAAAGCATTTGATGATTTGGGTTTAGCATATGCACCTGGCGGGACCGAATTTGTTAAAGCACAAGAAAGAGCAATGGAGGAACATGGAATGAAAGCTGGTAAACGCAAACATACTCGTAAGCGTCGTGTGCATAAGCGTAAACATACTCGTCGTAGAAGATAAATGGATAAGTCTTGGCAAGGATATATTACTGCCTTAGGAGGACAGAAGCCACCAGCATCGAATATTGATGCCGGTTTACCCTTTTCAAACACAGAAGGAGGTCCGCCCACTGGATTTGTTGAATGGAAGCCTAAGGACACACTAAAAAATTACGATGCCATGTCAGGATCGTGGAAGGGGGTGGAAGCGTCGGAAGCAGCTGCCAAAAGCATATATAAACCAATCAATGCTCCTATACAAAGGAAATGATCGGCACGCCATCACAATACTCTAAATCTAAACTTGTGGGGACAGATAACCCAACAAGCTTAAATCCCGGCGAATACTTCATGAACATTAAAGAAGGAACTGAAATTGTCGGATCACTGCTTGTAAGAAAGTGGGAAGAATCATACATTATTAGAAATGTGTTTGTCAAACCAGAACACAGAGGAAAGGGATACGGTAAAAAACTTTTGGAAGATATAATTGCGTTCTTAAAGCCAAAAAAGAAAAATATATTTTTGTATGTTGATCCTGATAACACTATTGCTATAAAGCTATATACTTCTCTTGGCTTTCGGCTTGTAAAACCAGGAGCATGGAAGGGAGACAAGTATCTACTTGTATAGCTTAGTCATCTCTGAGTACCACTTGTACATATCGATCTCCATATAGTTAGTTGAATAGATGTTGTAAATCTGCATCTGTTGATCTGTTACAACATTTAGCCTATCAAGGATATTAAGAATCGACTTGACCTCTGAAAGCAGATAATTCATAATTGTCTGGGGCAATGCATGAGAAGGATATTTTGTGGAAGGAAACATTAGAGGCTCCCCACGAGTTGCCTTTCGATAGTTAACATGATTTTCATTCAGAATCTCGGAAAGCTTTGATCTAAAGTACTTCGTAATAAGTTCATCCATCTTAGGATGAAGACCAATAGAATTCAAGATCTCTTGTTCGTCGTATAGTACGAAATTATAGAAGTTTCCACTTGGATCTGTCATAGGAGCATGCTCCTTCATATTGGTCATACAATGGCAGTCAGTACCATACGTAATATCAAACAGAACATTGTTCCTGATATAATCCTTATGTTCTTTCGAAAACAAGCCGTACAGTCCCTTGAACTGAGAAACTAATGGTTGCCCAGTATACTTCTGAACAATAAGCTTACTGGAATACTTAATTGCCTGCTCAATCATCTTATATAGGAAATCGTCTTCATCAAACTTCTGAGGAATAATCAGCACCTCGATTCGATGATCGGGCGTCACCCATAGATATTGATCAACCTTATCGAACCCCTTTGCTTCGAAATACATGTTCAAGAAACCATTGTCATAGTCCGGAGCGAAGAAGGGGTCAAAGTGAATGACACGAATCGTAGATGTTACCTTTTCCAAGAAACATGGTAGGATCTGATCGATTTCATCTGTGAATTTATCAAGATCGGAATAGCGATTTTTACTGCCAATTCCGATATAGGTATAGTCCCGTGTGTTCGCGTTACAGTATTCGAGGATGTTCATTTTTAGAGTTAAATCTTTTTGTAAAAATGGATTCGTTTTTTATATGATTAGACATCTTGACTGCCCCTCATTCTGTGGCCGCGTGCGCGCCGCCCAGAATGCCGAAGAAGAACAAGGGGGCCATCAAGGCGGGCCAGAAGGACCGCGCCGAGGAGAACAATGACAAGGCAATCAGGGAGTTGCTGGCGGCCGCAGAGGCCGCAAAGAAGGAGTGGGCAGCGAAGCCCCCGGAGTGGCGCAAGGCCAACCCCTTCATCCCTGACCCGCTCCTGGCGGTCGTGCGCATCACCGCATGGCCGTCCACGGAGTGGTTCACGATCGTCTCGCCAAGCGGGCAGGCGGTTCAGGTGCGCGGGCTCGACAAGGGCGTCTCGCACACAGTGTCACAGCTGTGCAAGCAGTGCAAGCAGACTCAGGCGGGGTCAGACACGTGGCCCATGGTCATCGTGTCCCTGCCCGAGGCTCACGCAACCAGTCAGACTGGCGAGATCCTCGCCGTTCTGGACCCCGACGAGGTTTCGCAGTTCGCGGACTTCGGCTTCAAGGTGACTGGCGGCGTCGTGGGCGACGACCTGTTTGACCGCACCGCCGCCGCTGGCGGCGGGGGCGAGGAGGAGGAGTTTGACCTCTCCACCATCTAGTGGCACAACCCGGTGTTTATCAACACCCCTTTTTACTTGGCAGGCTTCATTCCCATTAAGTTATCAGAATTGTCTCCAGCAGTTGAAACTCTGATCGCAGCATCGGCTGGAATGATCGGGTAACTATGCTTCGATCCACCACGGTGACGACGAGTACGACGGCGAGTCTTGCGTTGCTTACGGGTTTTCTTTGCCATTTGATTAATAAGAAGAAATGAA